GCCGTAGGTCGGCCGGTACTGCGCCAGCCCGATCACCCGGCCGGCCAGCGACAGCGACTCCAGGAACATGTCATCGGAGACGTACTCGGGCAGCAGGATCTCGAAGTCGAAGCTGGCCTCCCATCCGGCCTTGAACCCGGGTGACGTGCGGGTAATGCCCTGCCGGGAGACGACCATCCTGCGCTTGTCCTCGAACTGCCAGTGCTCACCGAGCGGCGCGAGCGGTGTGGCGGGGAAGAACGCGGCCTTGAACAGGTCCATGGCCGTCTTGCGTGCCGAACGCGGGTCCTGGATGAACCGGCCGGCCTCGACCATGGCGCGGTGCACGTAGGTGCCGGGCAGGCAGACCATGCCGTCATCGTCGCGCCAGATGTACGCCTCCAAATTGTCCGTTTTCTTGGCGGCGGAACCGCGTTTCGCGGCGCTCTTAGCTGCCACGTCATCGCACGAGTAGCGGTGAAATAGCAGGTCAGCGGTGCCTCTGAGGGTGAAGCTGACCCGGTGCGGCGCGGTGGTGAGGATGGTCGGCTCACCGTCGTTGCTGTTGGGGCCTGTCTCGGTAAGTGTCATGACACCATGCTACCGGAAAGCGTCCGTTGACATCACGTGCCCCGCAGTTGATCGATTGGCTTGTCGGCGCCTTTCAGGCGTCCACCGCCCTCGGCGCGGCCACCCCGCCGGTCACCGTGTACGACGGGCCGAACACGACGGACCTTGACCCGTTCCTGAAGCTGTACGTCGGCCTGACCGACCCGGACAACGAGGGCATCGAGCCCGCGGTCACCTTCACCCAGACCCGGGACGACCTGGGGAACGCGACCCGCACCGAGGTCAGCGAGATCCACTGCTGCGCGGAGGCGTGGTCCGGGGTGGATGACATCGCCGCCGTCCGCCACGCCGTGGCCGCGATCATCGCCGCCGCCGAGACGGTCATCCGGTCGGACACCACGCAGTTCGGCGGCCTCGGGCAGGCGACCCCGGGCCTGGCGGCGGCGGAGCTGCTGCAGAACAACACGACCAGCGGGGCGATTGCCCGCATCCCGTTCTCGATTTCGTTCACGTCGTTCACCTGATTAGCGGTGGCGGGCGGCCCGCACTCCGCGGATCAGGCTGGCCGCGGCGCCGAGGTAGATCAGGGCGCCTGCATGGCTGAAGACAAGAGCAACGGTCGCCACCGCGGCGAGGATGACGGCGAGCGCGAAGTACCCGGCCGCGCCGCCCCGGCCGGTGTCTTCTTCGCGGTGCGCGGTCACCGGAAGATCCGCCGCGCGAGCCGCCCGGAGGCGTGGCCGTACACCCGGCGCGCGGCGCGGCGGGGCAGGTGCCCGGTGCGGGCGGCACGGATGTCGTTGCTGATCGCCAGTCCCTTGTACAGGGCCCGTTTGAGTGTCATCGCAGGTCCCCCTTTTCAGTTCAGTATGCGCGCCTTTGCGTGAAAAGCGCAGGGGCCGATGGTCCCGGTCCCCTCACCGTGAAGGAAGAGATTTATGGCGACGTATGGCGTGCAAACGCCGGTGCATGCCGGCACCCAGCTCACCTGGGTGACTCCGGCTGTCTCGGGTGACCTGGCACCGACCGGGCCGGCGAACTACCTGGTCGTGTTCAACGGGTCGGCGTCGTCGATCACGGTGACCATGCCGATCGCCCCGACCTACGACGGGATGACGATCGGCGGCTCCGGGCGCACGTACACCGTGGTGGCGTCCACGCTGGCCGCACCGGCGCCGATGGTGATCCCGCTGCCGCCGTCGGTGTACGGGGCGGGCACCACGGCGGTCAACTTCTCGGCGGTCACCACGGTCTTCGTGTGCGTGATCGCGGTGTCGGTGTCGTGATGGCTGATATCCGCATCGTCCACCCAGACCACGGCGGGGACGCTGTCGTGCCGGCGGAGGCGCTTGAGCATCACTACCGCCAGTCGGGCTGGATGCTCCCGGAGGAGCTCGCCGAGTACCAGGCGCGGCTCGCTGAGCGCGAGCAGCAGGCCCCTGCCGCGAAGGCGGCGAAGAGCGGCAAGGCCGCACCGGCTGAGAGTGAGGGAAAGTAGATGGCCGCACCGCCGATCGCCGGGTCGACCCGGTACATCCCCGAGGGCAACACGCACTTCTACTGGGTGATCAGCATTGCCAACTACCTGTCCCCGACCGCGGCGGAGCTGAACGCGGGCACGGACCTGACGCCGGAGATCGCGGCGACCGGCAACTGGGGGATCATCTCCGGGTCGATCGACGCACCGGACCTGGCCACGCTGTTCACGCCGCAGATCACCGGCAAGGTCACGATCGACGGCTCGACGCTCGACATGTACGCCTCCATCAACAGCATCGACGTCCGGACGCTCGTGCCCCGCGGCACCGCCGGCTATGTGGTGAAGTTCCCGGAGGGCGTGGTCGCCGGGCGCACCATGGACGTGTTTCCGGCGAAGACGCTCCAGCAGGCCAAGCCGACATCGCTGGGTAACCCGTCGGTCATCCAGCTCGGGTGGGCGGTCACCAAGATCCCCGCCGAGAACGTGACCATCCCGTCCGGCGTCTGAGGGTGCCTTACAACCCGTACGGGCTGCATCACGGCACCGAGCTGCGGGTCATCGCGAAGGAACTGCGCGCGATGGACCAGCGGAAGGTGCTGGCGCAGTTCCGCCGTGAGCTGCGGGCGGCGGCGGCGCCGATGGTTCCCGCGGCCAGGGCGGCGGCGCTGGCGATCCCGGCGAAGGGCCCGAAGTCCACGGGGCTGCGCAAAGCGCTCGCGAAATCGGTGAAGCTGTCCGTCCGCACTGCGGGGCCGCTGGCCGGGGTGGCAGTCATGGCAGACGGCCGGAAGATGCCCTCCGGTGAGGGCAGGCTCCCGGCCTACATGGAGGGCGAGCTGCGGTGGCGGCATCCGGTGTACGGGAACCGGAACGCGTGGGTGACCCAGCCGCCAAGGCCTTGGTTCTACCGGGCCGTGCGCCCGCTGGGCATCGCCGCGCGGGTGGCGGTGAACCGGGCGCTGAACCGGATCGGCGACGACATCACCGGAAAGAGGCGCATCTGATGCTGCTGGGCAAGGACGACATCCTCAAGCGCACCGATTTCCCGTCCGAGGACATAGATGTTCCAGAGTGGGGCGGCACGGTGCGCGTGCAGGGCATGTCCGGCAAGGACCGGGACGCCTTCGAGGCCCAGGTGGTGATCTTCCGCGGCGGCCGGGATGCCGGTCGCGACCTGCGTAACTTCAGGGCACGCCTGGTGGCCAAATGTGTCGTTGACGAAGACGGCAATAGGCTATTCACTGACGCCGACATCGAGGCGCTCGGTGAACTGTCGGCCATGGCGCTGGAGCGGGTGTTTGAGGTGGCGCTGCGGCTCAACGGCATGTCCGAAGAGGACGTTAAGGAGCTGACCGAGGATTTCGGCGGCGGCCCGAGCGGGTCTTCTACTTCTCCCTCGCCCTAGCGCTGGGCTGCACCGTGGAGGAGCTCCTGTCGCGGATCAGCAGCCGGGAGCTGACGGAGTGGTTCGCCTATGACGCTTACCGGCGGCAGGCGGCCGAAGCGGAGGCGGCGCAGGCCGCCCCGGGGCACTCGCTGGCGCCGGTGACCATGAGAGGGCTGTGAATGGCGACCGCCCGGGTGTTCTACGACGTCATAGCGCGCGACGGCGCGTCGCGGACGTTCCGCAAGGTCGGTGAGGAGGCCGGGTTCGCGGAGGGGCGGCTGGCCCGGTTCGGCAAGGCGATCGCCGTCGCCGGTGCGGCCACGGCCGGCGCCGCGGCCATCATCGGCGCGGAGTCGGTGAAGATGGCGGCGCAGTTCCAGGCGTCGATGACGAAGATCCAGACGCAGGCCGGCGGGTCCGCGAAGGACGTCAAGGTGCTGTCGTCGGCGGTGCTGGAGCTGTCGTCGAGGCGGGCGCAGCAGGGCCCGCAGCAGCTCGCCGACGCGCTGTTCCACCTGAAGTCTGTCGGGCTGGGCAACGCCGCGGCGATGAAAGCCCTGGCGGCTGCGTCGGACCTGGCGGCGGTCGGCGGGGCGAACCTGGAGGACACCACCAACGCCCTCGCCGGGGCGTGGCGGTCGGGGATCAAGGGCGCCCGGGACTTCGGCAAGACCGCGGCGACGGTGAACGCGATCATCGGCGCCGGGAACATGCGGATGGCCGATTTCGTGGAGTCGCTGTCGTCGGGGATCCTGCCGGCGGCGCGGACGTTCGGCGTGTCGCTGACCTCGATCGGGTCAGCGATGGCGCTCATGACCGATGAGGGCATCCCCGCCGAGGTCGCCGCGACGAGGCTGCGGATGACCCTGTCGCTGCTCGGGGCGCCGACGGCGAAGGCCGCCGCGGCACTGAAGACGATCGGGCTGCAGGCCGGCGACCTGGCCCGCGAGATGCGGTCCCCGGCGGGCCTGGTCGGCGCCGTGGCGCTGCTCAAGCAGCACCTCGACGCCTCGGGCCTGTCGGCGGTCCAGTCGGCGCAGGTGATCGCGCACGCGTTCGGCGGCGGCCGGTCGTCCTCGGCGATCATGACGCTGCTGAACAACGTGTCCGTGCTGCAGCGCAAGCAGCAGCAGATCAACGACACCATCAGCAAGTACGGCGCCGACGTCGCGGCGCAGCGCAAGACGGCGGGCGCGGAGTTCGCCCGGCTCCGGGCGATCGTCGAGGCCACCGGGGTGCGGATCGGGCTGGCGCTGCTGCCGCCGGTGACCGCGTTCGCGTCGTTCCTGGTGAACACCGCCGCCCCGGCGGCGGGCCGGTTCGCGCATATCGTCGCCGCCGACTTCAGCAGCATCATCCCGGTGGCCGCGATCAAGCGGGACTGGCATTCGCTGCTCGCGTTCCTCGGCCTCGCCCCGGTGAAGGTGAAATATGACCCCGGCACGCTTTTCACCGGGAACCTGCTCAACCGGCCCAAGCCTGCGCCGCTGCGGCTGACCACCGCGGACCTGATCCACCTGCCCAGGCCCGCGCGGCTGACCACTGCGGACCTGATCCACCCGGCGCCCGGGGCCGCGTTCCGCGGCGGCGCGATGATGGACCTGATCCACCCCCTGAAGGGGCAGGCAGCCGGCGGGATCGCCGCCACGCTGACCGCCGCGCTGGCAGCGGTGGACTGGGGCAAGATCACCGCCGCGCTCGGTGCGCCGCTCGGGCGGGCGATCGGGAACAGCCTCGGCTGGATCGGCCAGCACAGCGCGGTGTTCGTATCGAACCTGGTCACGGCCCTGGCCGGGCTGGACTGGGTGAACATCGGCAAGCAGGTCGGCTCCCACGCCCTCAGCTTCGCGATCGGGTTCATCGGCGCGCTGGGCACCGAGTTGTTCTCCCCATCGTTCTGGGAGCATCACTGGTGGGACGCGATCGTCGCGGTCCTGTCGGTCACCGGCCTGGGCCGGATCGGCGGCGCGCTGTCGAAGGTGCTGGAGCACATCCCGTTCCTGCGCGTGTTCGCCCCGCTGTTCCGCGGCCTGGAGAAGGTGACCGGGCCGGTGAACAAGGGCATCGACAAGATCGTCGGGGCGGTGTGGCGCGGCCTGGCCGACGGGTTCCGTGCAGTGTTCCCGCGGGCCGCCGGGGTGCTGGACCGTGAGTTCGGGCTGCTCACCACCCGGGTCGGTGTCGCCGCGATCCGGATCCTGGACCGCTGCCGCGCCCTGGGCGAGGGCATCCTGACCGGGATCGAGCGGGGCACCAGCGGCCTGGTCCAGCTGATCGCCTCAGTGATCCGCCGCCTGGTGGGCCCGTTCCTGCCGGCCGGCCGGTGGCTGGTCTTCCGCGGCCGGGACCTGATCTCCGGGCTGCTGTCCGGCATCAGCACGGCGATGCGCAGCATCGGATCCTGGATCAACGCGCATGTGGTGCAGCCGATGCTCACCGCGGTCAGGCATTTTTTCGGCATCAAGTCCCCGTCGGCGGTGATGGCCGGGATCGGGTCGCACCTGATGTCCGGCCTGTTCGCCGGGATCATGGCCCATGACCCCCTCGCCGTGGTCAACAAGGTGTTCGGGTCGATGCCCGCCGCTTTGGGGCACATGGTCGAGAAGGGCCTGATATCCATTGCGTCGCTGCCCGGGCGGGCGCTGCGGGCTCTGGGCAGCCTGGGCGGGTCGCTGCTGGGGAAGATCGGCGGGTTCCTCGGGCACCTGTTCGGCGGCGGCTCCGGGGTGGCCCGGTGGGCGCCCCTGGTTTTGCAGGTGCTGCGGATGCTCGGCCAGCCCGCCGGGGACCTCGGTGTCGTCCTGTCGCAGATGATGACCGAGTCCGGCGGCAACCCGCGGGCGATCAACCTGACCGACATCAACGCCCAGCGGGGTGACCCGTCGCGGGGGCTGATGCAGGTCATCGGGGCCACGTTCAACGCCTACGCGGGGCCGTTCCGCGGGCTGGGCATCTACAACCCGCTGGCGAACATTTTCGCGGGCCTGAACTACGCCATTCACCGGTATGGCCGGGGGTGGACGTCGGTGCTGGGCCACGGCCACGGGTACGCGGCGGGATCGTGGAACGTGCCGTACACCGGCCCGGCGGTGGTCCACCAGGGCGAGATGATCATCCCCGCAGCCCCCGCCGCCGCGATCCGCTCCGGCCGCAGCAGCGGCGGCCCGCTGGTGCACGTGGACCAGATGGTCGTGCAGGACGCCACCGACATGGCCCTGGTCGCGTCCCGCCTCAACTTCGCTATCTACGCGGCCAGCCTGGGCTCGTGATGACCGTTCAATCCATTACCTTGGTCGACCCGGTCAGCGGCCTGACGGTGGCGATCATGCCTGCGGACGGTGTGTCCGCGCAGGTGCTCGACGTCGCGGCGCCCGCCAGGGCAGTCGAGGAAGACAGGGCCGGGGCGCACGGGTCCTACGACACCACGAGGTACCTGTCCGCCGCGGCGGTGTCCCTGTCGATGCTGCTGTACCCGGGGGTCACGCAGACGCCGGAGAAGTTCCTCGACCAGCTCGGCCCGCTGCTAACCCCCGCCTTGCGCCCGTACCTGATCGTGGCCAACGACCAGTGGCCGTCGGGGCCGCGGCAGCTGACCGTCCGGTACGACTCGGCGTCCAAGCCGCTGTCGGATCCGACGAACTGGC